CAGGCAAGACTGTTAGTGGAGAGAGGTCTATAGATGGCGGCGCATTTGAGGCTGTATCGGGGGCTAGAGCAGAAATAGGGGATGGTGTTTATCAATTCGACGCACTAGCGGCAGACACTAACGGGGATTCGATTACTTGGAAATTCTCGGCGGCTGATTGCGACGACACGATTGTAACCTTCAAGACTAGTACATAAATGTGTTCACTGACTTATCAGGACGGTTTAAATATGACCAGCTAACACCTGTTGTTAGTAATGAGTCCTATGTTCAGGAGTTCGGGCCTTCATTACAGCTTGGCAAGTTTGAGTTCCAACAGGTAACACCAGGAGCGGTAGTAGCAGGGGATTCACTACAACAGTGGGAATTCTCTAGTTTTGGCATTAAGCGGCTGTATCAGATAACGCCTAGTGGCGTATCTCCCCTCCCCCCAAGACGCAAGGGCGGAAGCAACAGGGCTGTAGATGAGCTAACCAGATATGAGAGAGAGCTAAACGCCAAAGAATTGTTCGATATATTCGCTTTGGTTCTACTATCAGGTGTTTTTGATGATGATTTTTAACGGGAAAAAAGATGGCAAACCCCATAGTTTCTAGTGCAGCTCAAGCAATGCAGCAAAATAGAGGCATGAATTTTATGCAGAGGCTATTAAATCCTCGCATATTCCCTGTTATCAATAACAAAGACGGGACAGTATCCACGCACAAGATGGCGGTAGAGGTTGACGATAATGGTCAGTGGATGGTTTTTCCTACTATTGTGCAGGGCGAAAGCGACTTACAGCAACTTGAATTAAGGGAGGCTATGAATTTTGCCAAAAAAAGTGGTGAATTTATAAACTTCGGAAAGAACGCAGACGCGGCAATTGATTTCGGTAAAAATTACAAAGAACACTTGAAGGGAACAGTTTTTGAATAACGGTACGTGACCGACTCGCGGATTTTAAATAGGTGATGATATGACAGAAGTAACAGAAGCAATAGAGCAGCCAGTAGATACGAATACTTACAGTGAGGCAGAAGCGCCTCCAGTCGAGCAGGCCGAGGAAGCAGAAGCGCCTGCGGTAGAGGCCGTTGAGTCTCCTGAAAAGCCCGCTAAGGTCGAATTCAGCGATGAGCAGCAGGAATTCATCAATAACAACATTATTTCTAAGCAAGTAGGCCGTCGAAAAGAAGCTGAAACTAGAGCCGAGACACTACAGCGCGAGAATGACGATCTAAAAGCCAAACTTCCCAAAGATCAGCGTCCAGAAGTGCTAGAAATGCCTGATTATGGCGATGCCGAGTATGAAGCAAAGATTAAGCAGCGTGATGAGTCAATTGGCAAGCAATACGCTTGGGATGCAGACGAACGAAGACGCTCAGAAGATGCCTTGAAGACTCAGCAGGATAATCAGCGGCAACAGAACGAGACAGCCACTAAAACGCTGGAGAACTTCACCAAGAACGCGGCTGATGTGGGCATTACTCTCGAGACTTTGCGCGGGAACTTCCAGACACTAGCTGACCATGAAGCGCCGGATTCTGTAGTGGCTTATTGCCTAGAGGAGCCAAATGGCTCACAGATGATCAACTATCTAGCTAAAAACCCTAATGAGATTGACAAGTTAAAGGGTTTGTCCCCTCAACAGGTAGCTGTTAGAATTGCAACAGAGGTAAAGCCGCTTGCTCTAAGCACTACTAAGCGTAAATCGGCCCCTCCTGCGCCAGCCGAGACTTTAAACGGCAAGGGTGCCCAAGAAAGTAATGGCGGGCCTCCAGGCGTTACATACGAATAAAGCCCACTAGCGGCTATAGCTAGGTTATCTACCAGAAATGGGATTGCTGTTAATTTTGTCCGAGTAAGCACCGGAGATAAACATTAATCCAATTTAACGGGCGAATAGCCCAAGGTAGCTAATCATGGCTAATGATTTCGACAGTAATTTTACGCGGAAGCTGGTTGAACAGGTGATGACACCTTTCGAAAGTAACCGCGTTCTCTCAAAGAACGTAAACACTCAACTCCTAAGCGGCAAATTCGGCCCTAGTTCCGGCGAGAATATTGATTTTCAGCGCCCTACGGACTACACCAGCACTAGAAGCTCAGACGGTGATATTTCAGCCACTACTGCAGACCCTATCCTAACGGGTAAGGCCACAGGTACTGTGCAGGACTACATAACTGTAGAGCTAGACTATCAAGAGGCAGATGAAGCCTTAAAGATGGGCGGCAACCAAAACAGATTCTTTACTGATGCGGCTCGCCGTATTGTTACCGATCTAGAGGTTGATTTTGCTGGATTCATGATGAAGAACAGCGGGCTGACTGCAGGCACAGTAGGTCAGGCAGTAAATACATGGGCTGAGGTCGCTAATGGCGGCGCTACTATGGCTGCTGCTGGTGTTGCTAGTGGAGATTGGTGCTACGGCGTTAATCCTTTCACTCAGACAGCTCTAGCGAACGATCAGCGCTCTTTGGGTAGCGATGACAAGCTCATCTCTGAAGCTCATCGTAACGCGATCATCTCTAAGAACTTCGCGGGCATGAAGGTTATGACTGCTACTACTTTAAGTTCTTACACTACGGGAACCGGCGCAGACCGCGCAGGCACTCTAACTTCGGCTCCAACTCCTACTTACTTAGCAGCTAAAGACACAATGACGCAGACTCTTGCTGTCACTGCCTTCCAAGCTAACTTAGTGGTAGCGGCTGGTGAGACGATCACTATCGCAGGCTGTAACCGACTTAACCTCAACACTCGACAGCCTATGCTTGATGCTGCCGGTGCTTTGGTTCCTTTCGTTGGCGTTGTTACAGCGGCGGTAACTTTGGGAGCTTCTGGTGAAGGTAACTTGGTTATTACTGGTCCTGCTATCTATGAGGCTGGCGGTGCATATAACACTGTCGACGCGGCTCCTGCTAGTGGCGCGGTTGTGACTCTTGGCGGCGCGGCTACTAGCATTTATCAGCCTAACCTTTTCTGGCATAAAGATGCTTTCTCTATAGGTTCAGTGCCTATTAAGAAGCTCAACTCTACAGATACAGTCGCTACTACGCAGGACGGTTTGCAGATTCGATGCTCTAAAGGTTCCAGTGTTCGAGAGAATAAGCAGATAGTTCGCTTAGACTTTAGACCTGCATACGCTGCTATCAACCCGTTTATGGCGGGTCAAGGCTACGGTACAGCCTAAATAGGATGGGGGCTTCGGCCCCTTTTCTTTAATCTTCGAGGAATAACCATGAAATACACAACTAAAGGCGGCTCAACTGTAGAGGTGCTATACACTCCTGCTAATGTAGCGGCGGCTGAAGCGGCTGGATGGACTAAAATCAAACCCAAGAAAGCTCCTAAGAAAAAGGCTGATTAATGACTACCGTTGCCGAAATACTAGACTCATCATTGTTTGATTTGATTGTTGCGGGCGCAGAGACTTCGGTTTCATCTGTAGATGCTTCTGCTTATATTTTCAAGCTGAATAACCTGATGAATACGCTAGTTGGCAGGGGTGTAACTGTTACTTGGACTCCGGTAACAGACCTATCAAGTACCATCTCAATATTTAGTCAAGCGACGGTTCCGGTAGATATATCGGATTACTGCATTCAATGGCTTGCGGCTGAGATGGCTAAACAAGTGGCGCCACAATACGGTGTATCTGTAACCGGCGAGACAATGGATGCTATTAAGCAGGGTAAACGGTCAATGCTCAAACAGAGCAGGCTAGGAACTAAGGTTCTGTACCCATCCACTTTACCTGTTGGCTCTGGTAACGAGAATGGCACGTTCTTAGATGATCACTTCTATAGCGGTCTAGTTTCAGGTGAGTCTGTCTAGTGGGCATCCCCCTTCCTATAGCTAACGGCTTCTATGAGAGCGATTCTCTGCCCATATCGGCGCAAGAGTGTGTTAATGCCTATCCGAATATCGTTGAAGGGTCGGCGCTTAACCAAGAGACTGTTTTTGGTACGCCAGGACTTGAGTCCAAAGTAGTCACCGGAACGCTAAGCACTCAATCAAACAGAGGCTCGCACACAGTAGGCTCAACACCTTACTTTATTAACGGCACGACTTTATACGAAATCACCTCAGCCTTTGTAGCTACTAGCAGAGGAACTATTGCGGGTTCGGGTCGTGTATCACTGGCTGATAACGGGACTCAGTTAATGATACTGATACCTGGAGGGGCTGGTTACATATACACGCCTTCAACTACTACGCTCGCCACGATCACAGACGTAGACTTCACAGCGAATGGCGCACCTCAATACGTTGTATTCATTGACGGCTATTTTGTTGTTACTACAGATTCAAAGAAATTCATTATCTCAGCATTGAATAACGGGCTTGCATGGGATGGTACAGATGTAGGGACGGCTGAGGCTGACCCGGATGACATAGTAGCGCCAATTGTTTACAACAATCAGCTATTCATCGGTGGTTCGATCACGATGGAAGTCTTCCAGAACATTGGCGGGACTGACTTCCCTTTTCAAAGAACTGGATTATTCATCGATAAGGGTGTTTTCGCCCCTTTCTCGCTGGTTAAGTCATCAAATACCTTCTTTTGGGTAGGTGGTGGCGAGGATGAATCTCCTGCTATCTGGAAGCTACAAGGCAATGAGCCTGTAAGAGTATCAACCACGGC